ACCGTAATTTCTGGCTGGCTAGCCGCTACGTCGGGAGCTGTAATGGTATAGGTTAAGTCAACGGCAGGGAATAGAGTAGCATCACAACCGGCAGCTATCTCTATTCGGATATCATCGCCAGCCGCACCAACACCGTCGCAGTCTTCGAAAGTACCAATAGCAAACCATGCCGCAGAGAATCCCGGCCTTCCGAATAACTGCTCTACCGTTACGATCGCATTAGTAGCTAACCGTTTTTTACCGCTAATTAGTTCTACGTCAGCCCTATGTAAGCCATCGTTACCAACAATATTAGAGATCGTTCGGCCATTATGGAATGAAGATAAAGCCATCAATCAATCTCCAGGTTGGCAACAATTTCATAATTAACCGATGCCACATTACCCAATAGAGTTATCTGTTTTAACAGCCCACCCTTTGGGGTCCAAGCCCAATGCCCACCTGGGTAAAGCGTTAAATAACTTACCCCGCCGTCTAACGAGACTTGAAGCCTATTGGTATCTACTTGGTCAACAGGGCATTGGATTAAAAATTCAGCAATTGGCGTTTGTGCTGGGTCTGGAAATAAAACAGTTGACAGCCCCACAGTGCCAGAAGCCTGGACTGTGGTGCCATCATTATCTGCTATTTCAAATCTTGCAGGAGAATCAACCATCTAATTAAATAACCTCTAAGCAAGCAATAGTCGCCCTCAGACTAGAAAGGGCAGACGGTGTAGATCCAAAATTCTTAGCTCTAATAGTTAAAACGATTGCTCCTGTGCCGCCAGTAGTATCAATCTCCTGACATTTTAAGTCAGTTTGAAAAGTGAATTGGCCAGGGCCTACAATCATCTCTTCTAAGACGACTTCGGTATCTGTTACGCCTTCGTCATCAATATGAACGATTTCGAAGATGGAAGATCTCAAGCATGAAACTGTCGCTGATATTTGAGTGTAAACCTTAGCGGCAGTCAATGTGATCTCGGCCCCTGTGACCTTTGCGAAAGCAGCCGATCCAGCGGCAAGTTCACCGTGAGCAACCCTACAAGTTCCCGCAACTGAAGTTGTCGGTAGCCGTCCAGAAGCGTCAAGGCTAGGCAAGACCACGTTACCGCTAGAATCTTTGAAAGCGAACCCGATAAGGCCAGCGATACCCGCCCCAGCTTCTCCCTCTATCCTAGAGATTGCCGCTTCACCGGCTCCTGTTGTACTGTCTGCTATGATATTGAATACTTCGTTAACGTCAGCCATTTCTTTACTCTCCTTAAAGTTCCGTTGCCATTACATGATAATGGACATTGCTCGCAGGGCCAGAAAGGCCCGTATATTTAAGGTTAAATGTTTCAGTAGAAGAAATTTTTCGTCTGGGAATGAATTCAATACAAGAGTCTGGTTGCCCTGCGCTTGTCCTGCCTGAAGCTATTATAGCAGAATCTATGTCAGCAATCCAAGTACCGGATCTAAAGCATGATACTTTGATAACTCCAAGTAGCCTAGTCTTGCCTGCTGCTACTGTAAAGCTGGCTAAGGTCTGCTCAATTAGTGGAGTAGAAAGCTCCATCCCATCAACATATACAGCGTCACCGGCATAGATTGGGTCTGAGACTAACGCCCCATTATTGCAGCGCAAGAAAAACAGCTTGCTTGTAGCTTCATCAAGGCAAGCTATGGGGACTGCCTTATTCTCGTCAATGTCAAAATCGCCATTGTCGAAGGTCAAGGCAGAATCTAAATCGGTAGCGAATGAGTTTACCGCCGTACCTCTTACCGAGAACTCGGCATTTCCTCCTGTTACGATGACTTCGAGAACAGGGGAGTTATGGAAAGGCGTTATCGTCACTTTGCTTGGATTCGAAGAGGCTACTGTTTGAAGGGGATGGCCAGGAAGCTCTTTCCTCTCTCCACTCAAACCGCCTAAAGTATCTTCGTAATAGTTGGCCTTAACAGTAGCGCCGCCGTCCAAAGCCTTAATGTAAAGCGTTGACAGAATACTATTGCCTTGAACCTCTAGCAGAACGGTATAAGTACCGGGGGGCCGAGTTTCAAGTAACAAGAAGTTTTGAGTATCAAACGTCTTTAGCTTAAAATCAGTCATTTGGGTTAGCCCGAATAATTGTATAGGGGCCAGATTTTCTGGCCCCTATAAATATTAGTATTTTCAAAGCTAAACTTAAACAGTCAGATCAATTGCTAAAACGGTTGAAACTTCGGTTGCGCTTTGAACGTGCCCCTGGAAATCCCAACGCTGATAAGAAGCTAGTTTCCACAAATCATCATCGGGCTCGGACATTGCGATTCGTGTCTGAATCGGTCGCCTGATACCTGCGTAAAATCTTTTGACATTGGTTAGGTAGGCAACGCCGGTTGTGTTTGGTCCTGCGAGGGTATTAACGCCTGTGGCTGCAACGTCTTCTCTGACAGCTTCAGAAGTGATAATTGGAACGCCTCGATACTGCGCTAAAGCGCCAGTATGAATAGTTGCCGATGGGCCATACTTTTCAACAGTAGTTACTTCATCAATGGTAACAGCCTGGTTGTATCCAGTTGGGCCGAAGAAGTAAGCCATATCCCGTGGGTTGTTAGAAAACTTACCCATTGCATTACGCATGTTATCGAGAACAGTTTTACTAACCGCTGAACTGGCCGTAATGGTCGCACTATTGACCAGGGCTTTCTTTCGAAGTCCGATTTGAACTTTCTGCGCTACGTCTGCGCCGAGTCCCGCTGTGTCGTTGTCCATGTGGGTAGCTGTAGTATCGCCGTTGAGGATGATTTCCTCTCTCGCACGAATCTGAGCCTCTACGATTTCGGTCCTGGCCAGTGCCAAAATGGCTGGGGCAGAGTCCTCGTCAAGCTCTGTAGGTATTGGATAATACTCACCTAATTTGGTGGCTGTAAACGTGATTTTACCAGTAGTGAAGTTGCTTCCTGAGATGGTTGCACCTTCAGCAATTTTCCGGGCTGTAGTCCGTCCGCCTTGGGTTGGTAGCTCCCAAGGGTTGGTCGGCATAGGAAGCTCACGGAACATCGTGGCGACTTTCTTTTCAAGCTCGAACTCTGCGATGAATTGATTTGACATTCCAGTTGGAACCCAGTTTCCACCAGTACCAGCGACGGTAGAATCAAAGGCCTTAACCAGCGGCTCCAAAACATTCTTGCCGTAGTATGAGCCGAAGATATTCTTGACTTGGGCGACTCGTCGCTCACCATCGAGGGGCTGATCGTGGAACATCTGAGCAATCCAACGACCAATATCGTAGGCTTCTTTTAGGTTCTGGACTGCGCTCTTGGATTCATAGCTGACATGATTGAATTTTTGATCGCATGAGTTGACCATGAGAAGCTCGTTAAAGCCCTTGCATCCGAAAGAAGACAAGATTTTCTGCTCATATGATCCGACTCGGCTTCTTGTGTGGATAGTTGGCCCACCGTTGCCGGATAAAACTTCCAATCCTTTTGATTCGAAATCCTTTTGAAAGGTTTCGATCCGAGAGAAACGGTCGTCTAATTCTTTTTCTTTGGCGGCTAGATCCACCTCTGTAACTTTTTTGCCCATCGGCTATCCTTCCGTAAGATTTTTAGTTAGTCCTCCTATTGTGTAATTAGTTGCCAAACAAAAACAACCGTCGCCAGATTTATGATAAATCCAACGACGGCTATTAAAACGTCTTAAAAAACTGGCAGCGGCTTAAGACACGACCATTAGCTTATTTAGCTTCTCGTGATATTCTTGAATTTTTTCAATCTGTGAGATCTTCTTTTCTACTTCGGCTAATCTTTTTAGCCTTTTTACTTGCTCTTCCTCTTCGTCTTCCTCTTCTTCGTCCTCTACCGCTTTATCTTCTTCTTCCTCTTCGACTACCTCAACTACGGGGCCATTCTTCATGACTTCTAGCATTGCAGATAGAAGCTCATTAGTTTGAAGCTGGGCTTCTTTAAGCATCTTGGTTTCAGTAAGCATTGAACCTTGAAGGGCAAGGCTAGACTTCTGCAAGTCGATACTAGGCTGGCCTATATCAAACTCCGAAGTCTTCTCATCTATGGGGGCTCCAGGGTTTTCGCCTTCGCCTAGATCTGCTTGCTTTTCCTTGTCCTCTTCTTCCTCTTCTTCCTCCTCTTCTTCATCGGCCTTTGCTGACTTGTCGGCGATTTCACAGAAAAGCTTTAGGTCATCCTTGGAAGGAGTAAGGTCACAGCTCTTGCCTTCTTGGCAATGGGAGATAGCAGCGGCGACGGCTTGATCTCGCTCCATGCCTTCTTCCATGAACTTGGGGATTTTCCCGGCGACGCAATCTTGGAAGTCAGCCTTGTCATTGCCTTCTTCTTTTTCTTCCTCTTCTTCCTCTTCTTCCTCCATATCTGCCTTCTTGTTCAGATCATGAAGGCTTTGGGCAGAGACGGAGAACCTATCGGCGCACTCTTCTATAAACTCATCGTCGGCTTGCTTCTCGCCGTTTAGATAGTCTTGGAACTTGATTTTGAAATCTTCGTGAACGTCTGAATCTGTATCTATATCAAGATAAGATTTCGCCACGGCGGCGACATAAGCCCCTTTAGCACTCAAACATTCCTGAACTACTGCTTGGTAGCTCTTGTCTTTCCAGGTAGCCAAATCAGCCTTAGTCTTAATCTTGGCGAATCGACCGTCAGACTTCATAGACACTAGCTCGAAGTCAGATTCCTGATTCATCGGGATAGTAACAACGGAAGTCTCTAGTAGCTCGGCACGCTTAAAGCTGTTGTGCCCCTCGTCTGATTTAAACGCCGACTCATGGTCATCAAAACCAACTGAAAAGGTTTTCAGGATTCCTTCTTCGATCATATCTCGAATGTAAGGGATCGGGGCTTGATCTGACTTGGAGATCCTGACTTTAATCTTAAGACCTTCATCAGTGACCTTTGTCTCTATCGCCTTACCTATTGGTATATTTCTATCGTGATTAAAAAAGATAATTGGATTCTTTTGGAAGTTATCCAACTCCCAAGCTTCGGGGGGGATTAGGTCCCCAATCCTATCGGTCACGGCTTTGTTAGCGAATCCCTCAATAATGACTTGCTTTCCTTTGCCAGCCTTAATGGAGAAATCCCCGATTGCTTTCTGTGGTGCTGTTTCGTTTTTCTTGAGCTTTTTCATAATTAACCCCATTAAGTTTGTAGGCTTTCGATATCTTCTTTAGGAACCATTAGGAAATCGCAGCGGCATCCGATAATCTCGCTCGCATCTCCTGATTTTAAATCTCTCGGATACATCAAACCATTAGTAAATGGCTCGTCAATCTCTCTGGTTTCGCCTTGAATATCCCAATGATCTGCTTTTGAATTGGGATACAAACCGCTAGGATTGCCCCTAACTCTAAGATCACCTAAATTAATCCAGACTTTAACTAGGTTCTCTTCCCCGATGACTTCCTTAACACCTTCGAGCGCCGCTTGCTTACCTATGCTAACAGCCGTCAAGGCTTCGTGCCTTCCGATAGTTTGGGCTCGTTTCTCCCCGATGTTATCAAACCTTTCTTCAATCTGCTTGCCAATATCTCGTAAAGGCGTTTGGTCCTCTACGCCCTTTTCTACAAGCTTCATGATAGCCTCTATCTGGGTCTTGGAGATGTCAGAGAAAGCGTTGCCAGCTCTGGCTGACAGGATTCTCCGGCGATTCCCTGCGTCCCTTTCCTTGATAGCTGCGATAGACGCCACATTATCTTTACCAGTGATAGGCGCTACCTGAACATCAAAAGAGTCATCGGCAATCGAATTGAAATCGGCGATAACGAAGTCTAACCATTTCGACTCAGCCTTAGTGAAATCTCTTTCTAAGAGCTTCCTTAGCCTTCGCTTGCTTGGGATCTTGGTAGGGATTTCGTCGTCTTCAGCTTTTTGGCGAGAGGGAGCCTTCCTTAGCTCCTTCGCCACAAGCTTCATAGCTTCCTTGCTCCATTGTTCAAGGATCTCCTTCCAAAGCTCCACAGCTTTCTCGCCTGGGCCTTCGATTACTTCTATGTTCTGCTTTGCTCTGACTTCTAAATGATCGGTGTACTTATCTGTTAACGCCTTCACCACTCCTTCACGATAATCTTTGTTTTGGAGTATGAGGTCATCGTCGATAAGGGCTTTAGTCTCGTCTTCTTCCGGCTCTAATTCTGGCTCTGTCTGTTGTGGGTTTGTTGGGGCAGCAAAAGAAAACGGGTTTTGCGGTTGCTGTGCGCTCTGCAAAGAGTCCCCACCTTCTATAGGCTCCTTATCCCAGAGATCTTTTCTTATCTCATTCGGAGTACATATATTTAGCAACTTTTCAGAAAGCTCGGCTTTCTTCATCAGGTCATCACGAAGGACTTCAACTTCAGAGTTATCAAACTCTAGTCGTTCATCTTCTTCGAGTAGCTGATTAGCTCGAAAGTTTCTAGTGAAATGGTCCGCTATCTTCTTCTGCGTCGGGATAATCGCCGAAGACCAAAAGAACTTGAGAGCTTGCTTGTGCTCATCTGATCCAAGAGATCCTGACTCAGCCAATGACAAGGCGTGCTTTGGAACTCTGAGTATGTTTATAATGTTCTCTCGGTTCTTATTAATCAGCTCGATTAGCTGCTGATCTGCCACGGAAGGGCTCAAAGTTTCGGTTGTGACACCCTTGGGCAGGACTAGCGGCCTACGCATATTCCGCCGACCTGTATAAGCCATTTCGAAGCTTCTAAGGAATCTTAGGGCAGACTTCTCATCGACGTTCTTTTCCATGGAAAGGGCGAGAGTCGGGGTCGCTCCCTTGAGATAGAAGGAGTTTAGCCAATCTTGTGTATAGCGATTGAAAAGAATGTTTTTTCTAGCCGGAATGAATGGACTAAGCCCATAGTATAAAGACTGTGGATTCGGACGCCTTTGATGCCATACCGTCTTAGTCGGAAAGAATGTGGATTCGCTAGTCTCAGATCGGCCAAGGTCATTGACCACTTGATAGCCTTCTAGCTTACCTTGGCGATTGAATCTAAGGTTTACCGATTCGGCTGGCATGATAATCAGATTCTGTCGATTCCTTGCATAGAAAACTAGAGCGTTGCCCATCAAGTCTAGTTCAACCGTATAGTTGTAAATGAAACTTGAGTATTCTTGAAACTCGTTCGGTTGGTCCAGTAGTGTTAAAGCCGGATGGTTATCAACGGTTTCTTCTACTACCTTACCGGCTTCCTCTCCCACTACCTTTTTGACTATCATAGGTTGAGAGGCAACAGCTTCGGCTATTAAGTCTAGCAGCATGAAGACCCAATCTTCATTGAAGAACAAACCTTTTAAAGTCTGCGCTTCCATGAAGGCTTTTATCTCAGAGTCCCATACCCCGCCACCATCTTCTTGACCAAAGACACCATCGGTATCGAGATGCTTAACTTTCCCTATTGAGCTTGCTATATTTGGTAATTCAGTAACCTTTGAATAGGTTTTCTTTTTGGCAATTTTAGCCATGTTTTAACCTTTCCCCAGCCATGAATAAAAATCTTCATCGGCTGCCTTGAAGTCAGTAGCTTTTAAATCCATGTTCTCTAAGTCATCCAATGAGATAACTTCAATCGTACTCGGTGCGAATTCTTCTAGCGCCGCCCACCCTAAAAACATACTAGAAACTATGTCGTCGTGAAAACCGTCGCCAGCCGCATACTTCATATTGCCGATCTCAGAGAAACTACATTCATAGGCGTCTAGTTCCTCGATCATATCAGGCCAGTTTGGAAGGTGGATATCTTTTCTCTGAAAAGCTAGCATCATCGTATTGACCATAGTGCTTTTACTCTTATTTGTGAAGACTACACCTTCATATGGTAGCTCTGTATTGCTTAGAGCATCGTCAATGACTTCCCCTAATCCTGTTTTGTCATGCCAAACCTGGAGTAAGCGGCTAAACTGTTGGCCAAACCATAAAAGATTTTTGATAGCACTAATATAATCAACTCCCCGAAAGCGCATAAAGCCCACCATACGCCGCTGCTTCACAGACCATGCTGTGAAGACGGCGTAATCCTCTTTCTTCCCCCAATCGGCCCCTATGACTATATCTTCTAGTTTATCCGCTTCTGGCATTAACCACAATTGGCTTTCCATCTCGAAATGAAGCTGGTCGCCTTCGATGGCATCTCTAAAGCATGGGAAGATTTCGCCAGAGTCGACAAAGGCGGCTAAATAATATTGCTCGAATAATCTTGAGGGTAAATTTTTCTTGTTCCTCGCTATTACATCTGGCGAGACATAAGGGTTGGCGCTAGTTGGGGCTGTAAGGAAGATCTTGGTAGGATTCTTCCCCTTCTTTAAGCACCATTCCATTTCATTCTTGGCTTCCATACACTTAACATAGAACCAGGATTGTTTACCTCTCGGAGTAGAGGTAGCGCATAGAATCCCTTTCGTCACTGTCATGGTCGTCAAAGCTGAGTCATATACCTGTTGCTTCATCTTCGAGGCTTCGTCGAGAAGGTAGAAGATAACCCCCTCACCCTCTAAAGACTCTGGCTGCTGGCCATGCCAGAACTCCACTATCTGGTTTCGATTTCTCTGGTTAAAGGAGATCGTGTGGGCGGTCTTGTTCACAGTCGTATAGGGATGGCCTGGGAGGAACTTGGTAGCGTATCGAAGGCCAATGCTAGCCTGGGAATAAATGGGGGCCACATGGCGAATGACGCCCTCTTGAAGGACAGGGGCCAGAGCGCAATAACTGGCAACTCCAGAAATAGTTTTGCCAAATTTCGTTCCACAGGCGACATACATCTCCTGAAGATCCGGCGTAAACGCCGAATTCATTATCAGGGATTGTATTTCGGAATGTGGGGCCGGGAGGATAACCCTCGCTTCGGCCATTTATTAAGACTTCGCTTTTTTTAGTTTATGCTGGTTGGCCATCCATTTATAAACACAGGGGCGGCCACAAAATCGCCCCTTACCCTTGCGGGTGACTTCCCAATGATCGACATCAAAGGACTCCCGACAATGTTCACAAACTCGCTTAACTTTCATTTGTTACTGTCCCTCTTCTCTGCGCTCAACTGGCTCCATCCTATATCGAAGTCTATCTATACATGAACAGGTTTCTTCCCCGTTGAACCAATCTATACCAGCCGAATGAAGCCGCCCTATACCACATGTTTTGTGGCAATAACTCCATTGCTCTTTAGATACCTCAACAACGGTATTTATGCAGCTAGTATTAATTCCTATCAAAATAAGTAGAGAACAAAGCTTTTTCTTTTTGTGTGAATTGGTTGTAATTTGGCGAATATTGCGGCGGCATAGTCCCATTTCCGACCCTTTGCTTGCTGCGAGAGTTTAAAAATGCTGCTTCGGTTTGCACAAAACCAGCGCCTGCATGGCATCCAGTTTGGGAGCAAAACTTATTTAGCATAGGCTTGATAGTACCTGCAAAGCTAACCGCACCATCCCCACCGCCAGGAGGAACAATAGGGCCAGGATTAGGCGGCTGCTGGGGGGCTGGCACTTGTTTTTCTACGATTGTTTCGCTTCCACCACAACCAACAATAAAACTAAGAGTCATAATAAAAGCGTATAACATGATTCTCTCCTTATCCGTTTATATCATCTTGGAACAAATTACAGTCACGAACTATAGTAGGATTGGTTGCGATGATTTGACCTAGTGATACTGTACCACCATTTAGGAGCTGCCCTATCTGTTCTTTCGCTTCAGCACTTCCCTCCAAACACTCTACAAATTCATCTAATTTTAGAAAGTAAAAACTCGCCGCCTGCTTTGCTGTCCATTCATTTCTAAGAGTGTTTGTCAAAAGATTAACCGGGTCTTCATCACTTGTATTTATTCCAAGTTGCTCCATGGCTTCCTTGTATCTAGCTTGGTCTTGCCTAAAGATTGCTGCGTTAGCGCCTGGGCTTCTAAAATATGCCTCGGCAAGCTGTGAGTCGAGAGCACCGAAAGAAGAGTTTCCTTTGACATGCTCCCTAATCTGATCGTCGGCAGCAAGAGCGCCTGACCTGTGGCATTTCATACAGCTAAGGCTATTTCTGATCGTAGGATCAAGGCTACCGTTATTGATATCAATAACCAAATTGAGCGGAGCTTCGGTGATAATTTGGTCATTAGCATCAAATAGCGCATAAGCATGCAGTCCATTAGGAAGCGTTGCAATATATTCGGAGCCATCCTGGGCGAAAACTCGGCGAGATCTTGCCGCCAAGGGAAAGGGATTCTCAAAAAGATTCTTTGTAGCGTCTACAGCTCCATCTACGAGAGTATCGAAGGTTGACCATACCGGACCATCGTCGCCGTCATTCCTTTGGAGTAGGCGATTCTTTTGTAGGCTAATCGGCGAGCCGAAAAAACCTAAGAGGAATAGGTCATTGTCGAAATCATCAAAGTCGGCTTGATTATCGACGCCAAATAAATCTTGAAAGCCTTCAACAGTGCCGGGGATATCCAGCAATTGGTAATATGTCAAGTTATTGTGAGACACATTTATAAAATTATGGGCATGAATCCAGGCTCGGCTGGTTTGTGTTAGCTGCTTGATTAGGAGGCCCCTTGTAGTGAAGCTTTCCAGCTTAAAAGGGTCGTCCTTTTCAATTAGCCGCCAGTCCTTAGCGGTTAGATCGTAATCATCTAGGTTGACCCTGGCGATACATGAATTAGGATCGGCTGATATTGTATTGTTAATATCCCGTTCCCAGCTCAAATGATTCAAAGCCTTATTAACAGCCCCGGTATATACGCCTATGTTCCCGGCCTTCTCGTTAAATTTATCACAAAGGATAATGTATCTAGTGTCGGTTTTATCCTGATTCGGAATCGTGTTGAGATCCAGCAAAATATTAGACTCTAGGTTCTCGAAGGCCACGAACTCCGGGTTATTATCTGCGGGTGGAGGGATCGGCCTAGAAGGCGTCGGGAATGTTGGTGGGGCGTCTTGTGTCACCCGGTTTTTATCCTTATCACAAGACAGGTTTAAGGCCAAAAGAAAGCCCAATAGATAATTGACCATTGCATAAGATATTAAATATCTCACCATCTCCCCTCCATAGTTTTGCTTTAGTTTGAATCTTTAGCTCGGCCTCAACTCATAGAATAGCACAATACAGATTTATCTCTCGATTCCCCAAGTATCGAGCCTTTGGATTATGAGGTCAATCTTCCTTTGATTCTTAATAATTTTGTCTAGCTTACCTTGATTCTTAACGATTTTATCTAATTTGCGTTGATCCTTCATAAGTTTCTGAAGTTTTTTATTCTCCTTCAAAACATTGTCAATCTGGGAACTAAGGCCACTTAAACTAGATAGGTCTATCTTTTGGGGTCTGGGATAGGGAGGAATCTTGGGACAAGAAAGGCTAACCTGCTCTTTGCTATACTGTTGACTGTAGATAACAAAGCCTTGAGAAATCAAGATAACTAATGAGATGACACAGAAATATTTTTGAAAAGGATTGAATAGCGCCCAACTCATAAAACCTCCGAACGGGGATGACTCATGTCTAATCATACTTTTATAAGCTGGGCTGATAAAGTTTTAATCATAAAAAAGAATGATACATTTTATAAATACATTGGCCGTATAATTTCTAAATCGACTTCTGGCAAATTTAGGGTAGATCTTAAATACGTGATAAGAGAGTATGAACGAGATGAATTTCAACCACTAACAGAAGGCTCAAGTTATGATCGGCGATAATGTATATCATTTGCCAAACAATAGTAAATTCCACCCTAAAACTAAAAACAGGAAAGGACTTTGGTATTTTGCTATGATGGTAGCTATGTATCCATTTGCAGTTACTTACGTCGTCTTTAAGCAAGTCATGTGCAATCATGAGGTCATGACTGTCGGCACCATCCATTTACAAAATGGAGTTAAAATAAACGCTAAGGCTTGTCAAAAATGCAGGAAAACCTACCAAGGATACTAATGTCAATTTATCGGCGAAAAACCACCATATTTATTAACATGGATAACTCTATTCGCCGCTCAAGATTCAATAAAAAACATATCATCGGCCCATCAGACATTGAACTTATACCAGGGCGAAAGCCTATAATGGTTAGCTTGCAAAGGCATGGCTATAACGTGATAGGCCTTAGCCATCAGATAGACTTAGGGGAAAAGAAAAACTTTGTACCAGCGGATCTATTAAAAGGTTTCCAGAAAACCAATAATCTTCTAGGCCTTGGCCGTTTTGATAACGTCTATTGGTCTTCCATGGTCTGTAAGTATTCTGCTGATGTTAGGGTCATAACTCACCCTGTCAGAGACTTGGGACTAAGAAGCAGGGATTGTCTGATTGTCGGGCAGGTCGAAACCGACTATGACCTAGCTATGCAATTGCGGTTTGATTTCGTTTGGGCCACTAAGTTCTTTAGCCATGTTGTTCCTGTAATTCCCAATTAACTTATAAAGCTCTTTGTATAAGTCTAGCCTTAAACGGTACTGAACCTTACCCTCTCCTTCAACTATTGTACCTGTCGGTAAATGCTTAAGCGTCATAAAGTAATACTTGCCGACCTTGAACGTAGTAGTTTCAATCTGCTGCTCTTTCATCATATCTCCATTCTATCAGATATAATAATCAGGAGAACCGACACCCATATGAACCAAAACTCTTTCTGCGTCGGCTCTATCCCGCCAAATACTATAGCCATTGAAAAACATACCCAACTTAACCATCTAATCATCTTGGTTCTATGTCCTGTACTATTTCATATCTTGCTTGAAACTCTTCTTTTATGCAGACATAACGGTTTTTTTCTTCGTATATCGCCCAATCGCCCGGTCGAATTGTAGGATGCCATGGGTGGGTTGATCTACTGAGATAGTAGCCGCCACCATTTAGGCTAGCCATAACTCCCTTCGGCCAGGGCAGATCCTCTGGCATGAATTGTTTTGCCTTCATTATTTTGGGCTTAATCATAACGTAAGGCACTAGTCGCCCCTTTCAAATTCTGCCCTAGGCTTCATTTCGAAGGTAACAACGCCAGGCTTCACCGTGGTTTCAACTATAATTAGGGTATTAAAAACTTCAGGCGTAACGTCTTTTACATTAAAGGCGAGATATGCTTTAACGAAGTCTTCCCGTATCTTTGTTCTTTGATACATAATTTCTTTGAGAGCTTCGTCAATGTGATTCATTTCTTTCTCTTTCCGCCGCTGTAGAACCTTGCTAAACCTTCGTTGACCATCATGACATTTAGGCTATCACCATAGCCAGATCTTAGCATTGCTATCTTGTCTAAGTAAAGCCACGCCAGCCACCGGCCATATTTGTCTTGCTTTTCTGTTTGTATGTAAACAGGTCTAAAGCTCCCTAAATCATCCTCTTCTGATAACTGCATCTGAAGCCATCCCGTTGCGAGAGATCCCCCAACTTGATACTTCTCTGGGGCGTCAATGCCACTGAGCCGCAACTTCTCGACCCGATGGGTATGTAGGCCTAGGTCTAGCCTTGCCTCGACTGTATCGCCGTCTATAAGCCTTATGATCTCTGCTTTGTATTGATACATATTCTAATCCTTTAATACCCTAGACTTGTTAACCCATCCGGCCCCGTCCTGCTTGGGCTTGGCGTTGCCTGGGCCTGTTATTCTTGCGCTGTGTGGCTGGGCTGGTTTCCAGGTACGTTGCTGCGCCTGTTGATCTTTTTGTCCCTTTTTCATGGCTTAATCTCCATATATCTTATATTCAATTTCTTCATCTTCTTCTGGCTCGCTTTCCATCCATTCTACTGTCTCACCCTTTTTCATTTTTCTTTTGCTGCCTGGTGAAAACTCGTAATAGCCATCGGCTGGTGCTGTAAAGGTTGTTTTGCCTTCTTCCCATACAATGCTAGTATCTCGGTCTTTAAATTCGATCTCGATCATCCTTCTCCCCGTCTGAGTTAGGGATGACCTTAAGCCCGCATCCAGAGCATATAGCAAAGTGTGTAAAACATGAGTACCAAGTCTCCCCATGATTGGGCAGCCAACAACGGGGGCAATCCCAAGTAACTTTGCTTTTGACGACAAGAGGCTCCTCTCGTTCGACCATTACTTATCCTCCCTCCAAAAAAATCACTTCACCCTTGCTATACTTAGCCTTATCAAACTCTTCTTCTTCCTTGAGCTGTTGCCAATCCATATTAAACTTCGCTACTACCAGCCGATAAGCGTTATCATACGATGATGCCAGGACCCTAGCGTAGCCATGCCTGTGCTGGCTCCTACCGCAAAAGGTTAGGTAGAAGGTTTTTTTTGTCATGCCTGATTAGTCCCCTCAACCCCTCTAGCCTCTCGATCAAGAGTTCTCTGCTCTAGCGAAGCAATAGCTGAAAAAAGGTATGCTATTGCATTATTGTTATACCTGGATGGGAATTTCTTATTCAGCCCTACAAGAATCAATCTAGCCGCTTCTATGAGCGTATCGACCTGCGCACCATTGATACCATTCTCTTTTATTGGCCCGTCTTGGATTCGAAAGCCAATGTGATTGGTAGAATGATTGACCGTGACAAACTTATTATTGAAGTTAGCAATATCCTCCATTCCTGAATTGCCATCTTCATCTTCCCAAGCTTTTTCTGCATGACCAACCTCAAACCCACCAATTTTCTCAACACCTTTTAAAGTCTCTA